TTAGGTTCGCTGCTCGGTCGCACCCAGCCGTTGCTCAAGATTCCGTATGACCTCCTCGATCTGATCCCGTGACCCCAACTGTAACACAACTTTCTCAGGACTGTTCTCGACGGACTGTGTCTCTAATTGCTCATCCGTCGGCAGGTCCGACAATTGCACAGCCTCAATTAGCGACCGCTGTGCGTCCGCTCGGGAAAGCGTGACCGTTGCCTCCACGAGTGGCGTATCAAGATTCTGCTGGAGTACGAGCGCCGCCTGATCGGCCTGTCGTTGTGTCGTGACACTGTTGATCTTCTTCGACGGCAGTGCTCGATCCGTTGACGGGTCGTAGTTGGAGGCTTCGTACGTGCCGACCGGCTCGTAGAGATAGTCGACAATGATGGACTGCCCGTCTACGATGTTTCCATCAGACAGCGTCGTAATCGAGCCGATCTTGTAATCAACTGAGTAGTCGACTTTATTCTCGTACAGCGTGCCATCCGACGCAGCCCGGACAGACTCCTTGGCCGTGACGAGTTCGTCCTCATCAAGATCAACAGCAGTCCCGTGGTTGGCTGTGATCTGCTCACCGGCTCTGGATTGGGCCGAGCCTCGAACGGTCGCCTTCTTGTACACTCGCAGATCCTTCTCGATATTGTAGTCGACAATGGCGTCATCTGATGTCCCTGTCCGCTGACCGGACCGTGTCCACTCGACACGGATGCCGGGGACCGACTCATCATAGGTGAGCTCGTATAGAGAGTCGGCATAGTCTGCAATCGCCTGGAGCCACTCGCCGACGGTCGCTTCTGTTCGGCGATTCTCCAGCACCGGACTGTTCTCGACCGTCGCATACAGCTCGTAGCTGTCGATGCGCTGTGGTTCAACCCCGGTCTTCGGCGTGGTCGATTGGGACCCAGTCCGTCCGAGCGTGGCCTGCAAGCGCAGCGACGCGCCGGCTTCGGCGAAGGACTTGTCGATTGTTTCCGTGTTACTCACTGTGTTGTAGTTTTTCCCACGATCGTTCGATACTGCGAGTTGCTGCCCATCGTCGACACTGGTGAAGGAGGTGGTGGCACGACCACCAACAACGTTCCGCACCGTCTCTGCGTCGGCGAAATCCACCGCCGGGCCGTCTGGGTAGAACTGCGGCCCGTCGAGCGCCCCGCCCGAGGCATCGAGTGTGTTGTCGAATGTGTAATTAAAACGCGTATCCAGCGGGGCAACGACGTCAACAACAAAGTCATCAGTGCCAGTATCGACCACCTCGGCTGTCAGGCTATGCGAGCCAGCAGACAGTGTCGAACCAAGGCCACCATCAAGAGAGTCTGCAGCGATTATCCCGGTTTCCCACCGTGGGTCATCGGCAGTGTCGTTCCCCGGACTGTATCGTGACACAACGTCGCCGTCGACGGACCATTCAACGTCCGCTGCATCGAATGACCCACCGTTTGACGCCCACCGGATCGCGATATCAAAGTCGGCTGGGTCGATATCATACTGGGTGGTGAAGTTCCAGGTCCTGGTCTGACCAGATGACCCGAACGTGGCGGCACTCCCACCACTATAGGCGTCACTGGATCTGGTTGTTGGCGAACTGCTACTGTCCGAGTCCTCTCCTTCCGTAGTGAAACAGGTCTGATGTGGTTCGACGCCGCCGTTGACGATCTGATAAGCATCAGTGGCCTGCTGGGACAGGACGGTTTCGAACTCGCTCTCCGTCGCGATGTCCTGTAACAGGATTTCTTCGGAGGTCGTCGCCGGGTCATCGAAGTTCGTGGCGTACGAGGTCTCGGTCTGGATCGTGTCGCGGGCCTCGAGCCACGCCTCTTCCTGATCGACCTCGCGTGAGATGGGTTTGTCCAATTCTTTGCCACCCTCACCGACCAGCACTACCTCCGAATTGCCTGGCTCGACCTTCCGCAATTCGTCGATCGGGAGCCGTTGCCCGTCGAGCCAGACCCGCATCGTGGGTTCGACGCCCTCGAAGTCGGCTGCAAGCCACCGGTCTTTTGGCGGGACCGGGATGCGCACCTCCGGTTTCGCGTTCAGGGCTGGTAGCCACTCGGCATCGTCAAGCGGGTCTGCGACCCAGGTGTGGCCCGTGTTTGGATTGTCCACCTCGACGTAGAAGCCAGTTGCGGGGACAGTCACCGGTCCACCTCCGTCCGCTTAATCACATCTCCTGTTGCCTGTATAACCCTCTCAGAGTCGTCGGCGATAGGATCAAGCCGGTCGATAAGCCCTTGTGGCGGGCTGGTGCTGTTTGTCGGGACCGTGAAAACGACGTCATCAAGGCCCCGAACGAGCGTCGCATTGAGGTTGTGCCGGTCGCCAGTGTTGAGGTCCTCAAACTCCATCTGAGCTTCGATGCGAGCGAGACCGACGTGCGTGAGATCGATATCCCAGAGCCGCCACGGTGAGTTACCCAGCTGGACGATCACATACTGTCCATTTGCCGGCGACCAGCGATACGCACGGAGAACATCCTCGGGCTGGTCGATCACGAGCCGTAGCCGATCTGTCTCCAGGACCATGTCGCCGACCCAGTCGTGGTCTGTGACGTAGACTCGCTGCCATTGACTGGCCACGTAGACATCGTATCCTGAGACCGTGGCCGACCCAACCGTGGCTGACCCAACCGTAGCCCCATCACCCGACTCTTTGTAGATCTTCGGTCGGTTGTATGTATCCCAGATCGTACAATCTGTACGGTATTCCTCAGCGTAGGGTATGTCGTAGATGAGCACAGGTCTGTCAAACGCCGGGTCACTGGCATCGTAGATACCGAGGTAATCGTGCTCGCCCTCGACCCGTCGCTGCGGCGTTGCGTCGACGACGGCCCCTCCGACATCGTCAAACCAGCGTACCTTGCGAGCACGGATTGACAGACCTATCTCTGGGGTGGATGCTGTCCCGAACGGGTTGTCCTCAGTTTGGGGATTAGTGCGGACAGCCCGCCAGTGTGATCGCCGAGTGCCCTTCGGTGTGAGTGTGCCGTCGAAGTCCTGGATACGGTCATCGCGAGCATCTGCGAAGTCTTCATTGATATTCTCCGGAGAGTAGTAGCCGTCAGTGGTACTGTCGCCCTCGCAGAGCGTGTACGGAACAACGTCGACACCGGAGGCGTTGAACAGTTCTTCGAGTTCCGCAGCGATGAGTGGTGCGAGTCGGCCACGAACCTGTCCTGCAATCGTTTGCCGACCGGGCTGTGAAGAGATCGTCTCCGTCGACGAGACGTCGCTTTGCAGGATACCCTGCTTCGATAGTTTTCGCTGTCGCGTCGATCCGGATTCCTGCTGGGCGTCGCTGGGAACGTTGAGTGCGTGGAGTAATCGATCTGGCATGGGTTATCCTGTCCTGTTGGCGCCGTCGACGACGTCGCTGATCGCCTGGACACTGAGGAACGTGAGCGTCCCGGTGAACGTCGACCCGTTCTCCGCTGTTCGCGTCCCTTGCGGGCTTTCGAGAACGACATCGAGTGGGTCGTAGAGTCCGTCTGAATAATGCTCGCCGTACTCAAGCGTGGAGGGGTTTCGCGAGTCGATCTCGGCAACACTCAGGTACTGAAACAGTACTTCGAGCTGTGTGAGGGGGTCCTCACCTGTCGCATCTGCCTTGGTCGGGCCGCCATCGCCAGTATCGCCCCACTGTTCTGAAGACCCTTCCCAGCCGTTGAAGGATACCTCGACCGATCGCACACCACCCCCGAGGTCGAGGTAGATACCCTTGCGCTTTGACTCTCCTGAGCCGACAGTGGAGCTGACTACCGAGTTGATAGTCGAGCCACGATTGTCCAGCACGAAACCGGTGCGTAGCGACGGGACAATCTCGATGTTGCCAGCCATGTGGAACTTGCCGGTCTCGAAGGTGCCGTCGCCGTCGACATCTGCCTCTACAGTGAGTATTGCTTTGTGTAATGTCATGTATTAAATGGAATGTGAGGACCGTCAGCCCAGCCCAGAGAACACGGACTGGACTTCGCGCACCGCTTCGTCGACAACTTCTCTCTTGAAGGCCTCTAGTTCAGAGTCCAACTCACTACGGATGTTCCCTGTCGAAAAGTTGAGGTCTGGTGCAGGGACTTCAAGAGTGAGTCCGATGTCACTGCCACCAAAGTTGCTTACCCATGCCGGTTCTTCGATGTTGAACTCGGGGTTCGCAAACTCAGACAGCCACGCCGGTTCGGAGATCGTCGGATTGGACAACGCCGTCAACCAAGTCGGCTCTGAAATAGACGGGTCCGACAGCGTCGAGAGCCACTCTGGCTCACCGAGTGCACTGTTCAGCGCATCGAGATCACTGGAGTCAATAGAGACAGTTTTCACAGCCTGCGAGGAGTCTTGCTTAGCTCTATCGACATCGCCCTGGGCAAGGCCGAGTGCTGCACCGCCGACTGCAGCCGTATTCTCCACGGAACCCGGTAACAGCTGTGAGATTCCAGCCGCGGCGAGTTGTGTTTCGTCACTCCCGATCTGTGACTGGACGTCTTGTCCAGTGCCTCGAATCTCCTGTGTCACACCTGCCTTCTGGAGACCACGAACACCTCCTAAACCCAACCCGATACCTGCAGCGCCGCCTCCCAATAGCGTTCCTGTTCCACCTCCTGCAGCCGCTGCACCACTTCCTCCGAGAGTACTCAGAGACGGTAATCGTGAGGCTGCAATACCAGTAAGTGAGCCGATGAATCCGGAGATCTCATCTCCACCACCGCTGCCAGCGAGGGCCGCCGACTGTCCAAGCTTTTCGAGTTCGTCGTGGATGTCCTCGAGAACTTCGAGCTGGTCGTCCAGGACATCGACGGCGCCAACCGTCGCACCCTGAGATAGTAGCGACGACGGGCCGCCGTCCCCGCCAGCGCTCATCGGCTGGTTGGTCTCAACGTCGACAGAGAGTGTCCCGAGGTCGTCCTCGATCGCCGCTCTGGCTCCGTCGACATCGCTGATCAGCAGATCGGCTTCAGTTGTGAACTCATTCATGGGTTAGTCCGGGATGCCGCCCAGTGTAGAGCGGGCTTCAAGCAGATCGTGCACGGTCAGGTACGCGTCGATGTCCCGCCACGGCAGCTCGTCGACGACACGCGGATCGAGTCCGCGGTGCATCGCGATAGCACGAGCATATTGCAGGACTACTCGTCGGTCGATTGCTCCTTCCGTGCGTCCGCGAGCCAGTCGGCGAAGCGCGGTTCGTTTCCCTCAGTCACACTGGAGAGTTCGTCGATGCGGGCCTCGGCCCAACGCAGGTAGCCAATGGGTAGGCCTGACGCCGCTGCGATGCAAGCATCGAAGTCCATGTCATCGTCGAGATACGGCGCGTCGACGGTCCCCTTCGCGACGTAGTAGACACGCCGAGCACCGGGCCCCCCAGCGGCTGGGAGTTCGTCCTCGACGTGACCGTATTCGCCGCCGGTGAGCCCACCAAGGGTGACCGCGTCGACGTCCCACTCCGATCGGGCCCAGCGGACGCCGTCCAGCTGGGACTGGAGTTGGTTCCCACGCCGCTGCAGCCGTGGCGCCGCTGGGTTCTCGGCGTCCAGGGGCGCGAGTTTCTCAGCCGTCTCGCGACACTCCTCCTTGAGGCGCTCGGCTTCGTCGTTGAGGTCGTAGGTATCAGTTTGGAGAGGCATTTATGCAACACTCACCCCGCCGTCGACGTTCCACGTGAGGCTCTGTTCCGTGTTTTCTGTGCTGATGACGTTCTCCCAGGATCCCGACGCCGGCGTCACCGTGAGGTTGTACGTCGAGACCTGAGTCCCGTTGACCGTGACGTCTAGCGTCGCCGAGACACCACCGACGAGATCCTCGGGCGAGGTCGCGTCGGCCGACCCGTAAGCCAGCTCCAGGCGTGACGGAGAGTCGGAGCCGAAGACAGCCGATGTCTCCACAGTCGATTCTGGTGCCGCAATGACAGCGTCGACGGGCGCCGGCCCTGCAGCGCCGCGGATGAAGCGGGCGATACTACTGATAGAGAGCTGTGCTGACTGCAGTTGAGTGACCGTGACACCGTCGATATCCAGCGTGAGAGCGTGGTCTGGTGCCGACGTGGCGTTGCTGACCGAGTTCACGTTCGACGGCGTTATCGACGCAGACTTGTTTTCGTCAGCGTAGAGGAACGAGATACTGAACGTCAGCAACCCACCCTCGGTGTAGTTGATCGGGGTGAACTCCGTTGGGATACAGCCAATCAGCTCCCGCTCGGCAGTCCCGCCGACGTAGTCGACGCCGGCGTAGATACGGGACGAGGCCGCCTGGCCGCTCGTGAACGAGGTCCCCGCGTCGTTGAAGACGATGTCCTCCACGTCGTCGAACGTGTCCGAAGAGATGGTTGCCTCAACGCCGACCGCGCCCTCGAAGGCCTGTTTGACGGATTCAACGTTCTCGACGACGCCCGCGTCTCGCATCCGCTGAAGTTGGTTGTCCAGCGAGAGCTCGGTCAACGAGGGATTTCGGCCGAAGTGCCAGTAGTCTGGGTTGCCGTCGTTGTCCTCATCAGCGAGACTCTCCATGAACGATGTTTCTTTGCCGAACGCCAGGTTGCCGCTACCCGCACCCGGCATTACTCGATACCTCCGTCAGTGACGGGCCTGAACGTGGCCTCGTCTCGGTGTGTGTGTATCATATCTATCACTCGAAAAGAAGGGGTTAGGAGAGGTCCTCGAAGCCGTCAAAGACGACGTCGACGTCCCAGCGGAAGTAGTGCTGCCAGTCGTCGGACTGCGGGGCCGGGTTCGTCAACTGCAGATGGGTAAACGAGACGTTCGACCGGCCGGCGCTGGGGTACTCGCGCCCGTCGTACAGCGCCATCCGGAGGCGATGCTTGAGCTCGTCGAACGGAACGCCATCATCGCCGGCGGGGTCGACGTGGCCGAACTGACTCTCGTGCAGGCCTTCGACCCGCAGGCCGACGACGTGCTCGATATCGAGGTCGTACTCCGTGCCGATGGGTTCCTCGGCCCCAGCCGCTTGCGTCGCCCCGATGAAACAGCCCGTGCGCAGTTCCCCAGTGCGCTCGGTGATCGGCGCCGTCATGTCGACCGACTGCGAGCCTTCGTAGGTCTGGGCATCGTCGCGGTCGACGCGCTTGATGACCACATCGGAGGTCGTGCCGTCCTGGTTCGTGATGGAGTAGTCCGTCGCAACGCTGTCGACGACGCTGGCCAGCTGGTCTAGGACCCAGTCGACGTCAGCGCTCACTGTCCGACCTCCCGGCGGAGCCAGTTGAGCGAGTCACGCACTGCACGAGCCTCCGGCAGGCCCGAGACCTCGACCTCGGGGAGGAACGCCGGCCCGTCGCCGAACATGTCTTCGAGGAACGGATACTCGCCGGAGTCAAATTCAAAGACCAGCAGCGGATCGCCTTCGACGGTGTGGTCCGATGTCCCGAACTCCATGAAGCGGAAGGCCTCATGGGCCCAGGACCACTCGACGTGGATGGACGTCCGGGTGCGCTGGTAGTCGACGCCGGCGAAGCTCTCGATGAGCGACTCAACCTTGTAGTCGCCCACTCGGCTGGCGTATCGCTCCAGTCGGCCGTGGACACGCTGCACGCTCTGGAACACGAGGTTCTGCCTCGAGCCAACCATCGTTCGTTCGACGTTGTCAAGCAGAGCCTGACGGGCATCGTCGGATGGCGCGCTCGGAACCGCGATGTCGAGCGTCGCACCGACGGGGTCGGTCTCGAACTCCAGGTCGAACTCGATGGTGATCGAGACGTCGGCGTCGGCCACGTCACTCGTACACCTCCATCAGCTCCTCGGCTTTCCGTTCCAGTTCTTCAGCCTTCGTATCGACACCGTAGACCGTCGCGTTCTGCGGGATCTCCACGACGGCCTCCTCGACGAGGTCGGCGGCCGCCCAGTTCGCGACGGCGCGGCGCACGTTTCGCGGGAGGCCCTCGTGCCCGTAGTCGAAGTCGATGTAAACGGCGTTGGAGAACGACGGGATGTCGTCGTCCATCGCGTGAACGTCCAGATAGAGCTCCGAGACGCCGCCGTTGTTGACGCGGGCCCAGTAGTCTTCGCCGCGGTGCTGGTTCCCCACGCCGCCGGAGTAGTCGTTGTTGGCGACCCAGTCGTCGTAGCCACCCTGCTCGTTGACGACCGACAGCGTGTTGATCGCCTGGACGTCCTTCCGGGCGAGCGTGATGCGCGTGTACGCCGGGACCGTGTCGTCGACGGGCGGCTCCAATGATTCGGGCCGCCCGAAGGCGATGCGGATCTCCTCTTTCGGGTCCTGATAGTGCTTCCGCCGGCGCTCGTGGCGTGGGCCAGCCTCGAGGAGCGCATCACTGTTCTTGCGCGTTCGGTGGCGCTCGTTTTCGCTGGCCCCGTGGACCATGCCGGCGTGGGTGGCGATGTCCTCTTCGTCATCCCGCGTGTTCGCCGACATCGGAATGTCGACATCGGATGCCTCAGTGATGCCGTCGGGTTCGTACCAGTGCCGGCTGTATGTCTTCTCCAGCCAATCGGTCCGTGACACGATGGCGTCGACGGCGATCTGTGGATCCTGATTGACGTCGCCGGGAAGGTTGGCCTTGCGCAGCGCTCGCCGGAGGTCCTCAGTCGTGCAGTACCCTACGTCGGCCATGTGTTACCTCGGATTGTTCCGCGCTTCGGCGCTGATCGTCGTCCCGTTCGCACTGGTCAGCTCAACGCTCTCGGCCTGCGGGACGTCGACGACGTAGCTGCCTGCCGCCGACAGCGTCCGTTCGTCGACCTCGTACGTGCCGACCGAGCCGGTGATCGCGATGGTGATCGTGTCGTCGGCACTGCCGTCAAGCGACTCCAGCGACACACAGACCGCCGGCGTGTGGTACTGCGAGACGTTGGCCGTTTTTGTCTCGTCGGCCCCGAACGTTTCCGAGTCGGCGATTGTCGCGCTGTCGTACCACGTCGGCATCTATCAGCCCTCCAGTTCGCCGAGGCGCTCTTCGATGGCGTCCGTTGCGCCAGAGCGGTCCTTCTGTTCCTCTTCGAGGTTCAGCAGCGCTCGCAGCGTGGCGGGATCGTCGATGTCGGCGGCGCGATCAGCGACTTCGTCGTTGGTGAGGTCCGCGGGGTTGAACGGGAGCGTCCCGCTCTCGGCATCGTCTTCGAGATCGTCCGGGTCAGGTGGCCCGTCCTCCTGATGGACATCATCACCGCCTGTCTCATCCTCCGCAGCGACGTCGTCGATGCGCTCGAAGTCGCCGCGTTCGTCACAGAGGTAGGCGGCGTCGTCCTCGCTAACTTCGGCCTGATCACCGAGGCCGAACTCACCGATACCTCGGACAGTGACCCGGCCGCCCTCGGTTTTCTCAACCGTCGGCATAGTCAGGCACTCCCGGTCGCTTCGACGACCCAGCCGCTGGTTGTTCCGTCGACGTTGCGGACCGTGGCGGTCGCGCCGGCGGACGTCATGTTCGCCGGCCCGGTCCCCACGAAGTCGGCGTCGTCGAACGCCACTGTCGGTGTGTTGGCACCGCCGTTGTGGACGATCGTCACGACGTGACCTTCGCGAGCCGCGGCGTCGAGGTCGACAGTGTTGGTGCCGTCGGGGTTGACGACATGTTGGCGAGCATCCTCGCTGACGGCCGTCGCTGCGCCGTTGCCTGGACTGTTCGTCTCCGCGTAGGGATCATCCCCCTCGTAGTGTTCTCGGACGCGGTTGTTGGTAGTAGACATGTGGCTACCTCAGGCGATGTTTTCGACGAGGACGCCAGCCTGGAGCTGCTTGATCTGGAAGTCGAACTGCCCTTCCAGCCAGTTGCGCGAGTGGAGTCGGTTCTCGTGGACCTTGTCCGTGTCCGTGGTCTGGTCGAGCTCCATCTCTTCGAACACACCGAACGCCAGGTTGTCGGGGTCGGTGAGCATCGCGTAGCTGTCGGGCCAGCCGTTGACGCCGACGACGTCGTACGAGAATGGCGTGATGTCGGAGTCGCCGAAGATGACAGCCGAGCCCAGTGGGTCCTCACGCTCGGTCAGGGAGAAGACGTACTCCTGAACGACGTCCGGCGACGTCAGGAACACGAAGTTGTCCGGATCGCGGTAGCGCGAGTCCAGCGTCTGGATCGTGTCGTTGAACATCTTCGTGTCGACAGAGCTGCCAGCCATGTCGACCGACGGCATGGTGTCGACATCGCCAGCTGCCGTGTTCTCCAGACCCATCCGATCCGATGCCGTGTCTTCGCCCTCTGCGATGGCGATCCACCCGTTCCAAGTAGAGTCCAGCGCTGCGGCGCCGCCGATGGACTGCAGGTTGCCCGAGTCGGCGTTGGCCCGGATCCCGATGAGGCCGACATCGTTGAACCAGCGCTGGATGAACTGGTCGACGATGTAGTCACCGAACTGGTCGGGACCGTAGTGGGTGTTCTTTAGCGCGTCGCGGGTCGGCTCGACCAGAATGTAGTACTGCTGGTCGGTCGCGTTGAAGGCGACGTCTCCGTCAGAGTTTGCAGAGTTGGATGTTCGGGTTCCTTCTTCGGCCCGGGTCGATCCGGACAGCTGCGGGACGCCGAACATCGGGACGTCCATCTCCAGGCGCTCGAGGACCATCGTGTCGGCCATCTCCAGCACCTGCACCTCCTTCTGGGCCCGTTCGAGGAAGTCTTCGGTAACGTCGCGCGGGAGCTGGAAGTTGTCCAGCGTGGCGAGGTCGACATCCTTGTCGACGCCGCCGGCGACTTGATTCTGCGTGCGAACTGCGTCGATGGTGTTAGTACTCATCTGTAGTCACCTCAGGAAAGGGCCTTGCCCAGGTCGCTCAGTCGGTCGCCGTCGTCGCCCTCGCTGGAGCCGCGGTCGAGCTGCTGGCTGCCAGGGGCCTCGCGGGAGATCGAGTCGAGGCGCGCGTGGAGCGCTTCGATGTCGGCCTTCGTGACCTCCTCGCTGCCGGCGTTCTTCTCAGTGCCGCCGTCGTCTTCGAACCAGCCGTCGACCTCGCTCTTCGAGACCTCGACGACCTCCCCACTGGGAAGTTCGACCTCGGCTGTCTTGTCGGCGTCCGGCTCGCCGCCATCATCGCCGTCGACGGCCTCGGTGAGGCTCTTGACGGCGTCAGTCAGTTCGTTGATTTGTTCGGCGTTCTGCTCGGCGAGAGACTTGCCGCTGTTGTCAGTGTCAGTGTCGTCAGACATGTCGTCGGCAGCGGTCGTGCTGCCATCATCGGCCGGCGTGTCGCCGCCGGCGGCGTGCTTGTCGTCCTGGTCATCGCCGTCGTCTCCGTCGTCTTCATCCTCTTCGTCGAACGACCAGGCACGGGCGTCGTGCTCCGAGAGGTCGAAGTCGACGTCGTCCTGGTCGGTAAACCGCGTCATCTCGTGGCCGACGCCGGCGTCCTCGAGGACATCGAGCCCGGCGTCAATGGACGCCATGATGGACTCACGGTTGCGCTTCGAGAGCGTTTGGCCCTCTTTGCGGGCCTGGTCGCGGTCGGTGTCGGACGACCGTGCTTTCGACGAGTCGTCCCCAGTGAGTGCCGAGAGGAACGCCCTGCCAGCCTTCGCGAACATCGACTGCTTGCCAGGGTCGCCGGCGCCCTCCTCTTCGAGCGCACGAGTCAGGTTGTCCCACATCCGCTCGGCGTCGTCCTCCGAGTGACCGCGTTCCATCGCCTCCTCGATGAAGGCGTCGCGGTCACCGAGATGCTCGGCGAGCCGCTTCTCGGCGTCGGCTTTCGTCTCGAGGATCTCCGCATCGGGGACGGCCGGGATGTCTACCGCCGACACCTCGCGGATGATGCCGTCGGTCAGCTCCCAGACCATCGCGTCGTCGGGGAGCTGGTCGGGCACGTCGACGTCGTCCACGGCGTCGTCCTCACCGATAAGGTACGGCCCACCCCACTCGACGCCCTTTGCGCCGATGGAGTAGCCGCCGTAGACGCCGTCTTCGACGAGCCCCCAGGTACCGGCATCATCGAACTGCCACTCCTGCACCCACGCGCCAGCGTCGACGGTCTGGCCGCCGATGTCTTCCGGCTCGTCGAGGACCTCGTTCCGTTCGAGGGACATCCACTCTGACGGCCATGCGGCGTGCATGATGCCGCCGTCGGCGCTGCCCGACTCCATGAGCGCGCCGAACTCGTCGGCGAACGCCTGGATGGTTTCCTCTCGGGCGAAGTCGTGCTGCAGGTCCGCCTTGTCCGGCACCATCACGATCCCGGCGGCGACCTGCTCGTCGTCGTCCTTCGTGACGAACTCTACCTCTTTGCGGAAGGCGTCCCCGCCGGCCTTTCTCACAGGTGGCACGGGTCAGCCCTCATCATCGTCGTCTTCGGCGTCAGCGTCGGCATCCTTCGTCTTGTCCAGGCTCTTGGCTCGACCGGTCGAGAGGACGCCGCGCTTCTCGCCGCGCTCTGCGTTCTTGTCAGTCATGGTCGTAGAATCCTATCGCCCGGTCGAACCTCGCACAGGGGAGTCGGGCGCTCCCTGGGTCATCGGTCAGTCAGCTACGCCGGGACGTCGTTGGGGACATCCTCGGGATCCGGCTCGGGACCCTCGGGCAGCCGGTCGTGGAAGTTGGTGATTTCCACGTAGGGGTACTCCAGCCGGATATTGTCGTAGTGGTACGAGCCGTGACTCGATGCGTTGACGAGCCCTGCCCACTCCGACGCCGGTACGTCGACGTAGACGTACAGCGAGTCCGTCCCGTCCTCGCGCACGAACGAAAGGAAGAGCTCCTGCTCGCCGAAGTCGTACAGCCCCTCATCCAGATTTGAGCTGTCGAATTGCGTCTGCTCGATGGGGTCCTTCGTCGCGAGGTCGGCTTCCACCTCGCTCCAGTCCCGCTCGTAGAGCTTGTTGCCTGGCGGCGGCGCGGCCTCAGCCCTGGTCTGCTGGACGGCGTCGCCGACCGGCTGGGCTGGCTCCTCCTGGCCGACGTTCGCGAGCAGCGTCTGGCCGTCGACGGGATGGTCGTCGGGCAGCGGTTCCTCGCCGATCATCTCCAGGGCCCGGTTGACAGGGACAGCCCCACGTACGGCCTGGATCTTCCGGCGGACGACCTTCGCATCCTCACCCGGCCGGTCGGCCCCGCGCAGTTCGTAGTCGATGGTCCAGTCCGTGACGCCGAGGTACTGCTGGTGGATGAGCTTGTAGAGTCGCTGGCTGAACTTGTGCTGCTCCGGTGCGATGACGTTGTTCGCGAAGTCCGCGACCTGCTCCTGGGAGTTGGACCGGTTCGACGTCTCGGTGACGCCGATGAGGATGGGCGGCACCTCATGCACCTTGGCGATCTCGTGTTCGTTCTTTTCGCGGAACTGCCTGAAATCCATCTCCTCGCTGATGCCCTGGCCCAGCGGCTCCAGTTCGATCTCGACGTCGTCGTCCATCCCGTCGAAGAACTTCTCGACCTCGAGGATGACTGCCCGGTGGCTCTCCTCGCGCAGGCCGTGGAGCATCTGCCGGAGGTCGTTCTTGCTCTCTTCGGAGAGTTCGCCACCGGTCACCTTGATGACGAACCGGGGAATCGTGTCGTTGTCGAAGAATGCGCGGTTGTAGTCCTTCGCCGCCTCGTCAGCGCCGATGGTCCGGATCCCACTGACCCAGTCCGGCACGCCGTAGTCCTGCTCGATGGGGCTGGGGTTCCTGATGAAAATGAGTTCGTTCGCCGGCTCGTTGTCGAGCCCGCCGGCGTCACCGATGGCGACATCGCCCGTCTCCCGGTCGACGAAGATGGGCTCCTTGTCAGTGTCGTCGTCGGTGTAGGTGACGCGGGGTTCGTCACCGTCGATGATGGTGACCTCCTGCCCGCGGTGGCGGTCGCCGGCCTCGCCAAAGTAGCGCCGGCGGCCATCGCGCTCCTGGACGTAGCCTCGGGAGGCGTAGTGTCCGATGTCGGTGTCGACGAAGTTGCCCGTCTCGGGGTGGCGAGGCTGGTCGAAGCGAGACTGCGGCTTCCGGACGCGGATCGTGTTCGCTGGGACGTGGGCCAGGCCGACCGGCCGTCCTTCTCTGTCGGTCAAGATCTCGAGTGCACACCACCCGACGGAGTGGTAGTCCTGCCGGGCGAGTTCCTTCACCTCCTCAGGCGTCGTGGGCTCGGCTGACTGGTGCGGGCCGGTCTCCCAGCGCGAGTCGGGGCCTCGCCAGAACGACCGGGCGACCGCGCGTTCCTGATCGTCGGCGTCGTCGATGTCGACGTCCGCGTGCGTGGCGAGCTCGAAGCCGAAGCCGACCTCGTACCGAGCCTTCTTGCGGACGGCAGTCGCGTGCGTCTCGTTGAGTTCGAGGAAGCTCGCTAACCGGTCGGGGTTGTACGGCGGCTTGACGCCGTGGCCGACCGAGTGGATCCGGCTGTCCGAAAGCTGCTGGCTGTTCGCGGCTTTCGACAGCGTCGTGTCGCCGCCAATCCCCTCGACGTTGACCTTCGTGGTGTCGTCTGATGTCATAGGTAGCTCACTCCAGAGTCGCTGTCGTCGCCGGCGTCATCTTCGAGCGCGCCCATGCCCTCGAGGCGGCGGATGCCCTGCTCGGCCATGTACCACGCCGCGATCAGGTCTGGCGTGTGACCCTGCAGCTTCCCGTCCTGCAGCGTCAGGGACATCGCCGCCTGGACGAAGTCTTCGGTCCCCGAGTGGCCACGATAGAACTGGATCCCGCCGTTCTCGACGAGCCGACGAAGTCGCGGGATGCCGTTCTCCCAGCTGTGTTTCGACCCTGTCGTCGGGATGCCTGTGACCTTGCTCCGCAGCGAGGCCGAGAACTCGAGGGCGTCGTTGGCGACGTACTGCTGCATCCCGTTGGACTCGATCACGATCACCGCCGGATCGTAGCGGTCGTCGTAGTCGGCGAGCGTCGCCTTCACCGCCGAGGGTTGCATCCCCGTGTCGGCATGGGCGTCTAGGAGGCGACGTCGTCCATCGCGACCGACACGGAAAGCGACGAACGCTGCGTTGTCTCCCGACGGAGACTGAGCCGGGTCGTGGGCGACGATCGTCGCCTCGCCGGCGCCGGGTGTAAGACGGTGGGGCGGCTCCTGCCCCCGGATAGAACAGCCGCCGTCGTCGACGAGGCGGTTGACGTCTTCCTCTTCGATGAGGTTGCCCGAGGCCCCCTGGATCGTGAGCGTGTACTCGCGCCAGAAGAGGTAGTCCGCCATCTTCGAGCGCTTGTTCGCCAGCCACTCTGGACCCCGAGCCTCCGGCCACAGCAGCTGGAGCGTCCCACCGCCCCACGGGTTGTCAACCTCGGTGTAGAGGTCTTCGTCGGGCCGGCGGGCCTGCCAGTCGTCGTCCTCGCGATACTTCTGGTCCCATGTGTCGAGGATGGCGGGGAACTCTCGCAGCGAGTACCCCTCGTAGTCTCGATAGTGGCTGTAGATGTCGTCCGGTCGCTTGCGTGTCCCGACGATCACGGTGCGACCGTCGTCCTTGACCATCGGCTGGGCGACGCCGTCGACCCAGTTGAGGACGCCTTCGGTCGGGCCGTCGCCTTGTTCGGAGATGATGTCGTCCAGAATCAAGAGGTGGGCACGGGCCCCCTCGATGGATCCCTTCAACCAGCCCGTCGTCAGCGACGAGCCGTTCGCGAACTCTTTGGTCTTCTTGCTGTCCGTCTCCCGCGGCTTGTTGAGGTTGACCAGCCACGGGTTCCGCTCGATGAACTTGTTCAGCTCGCGATCGGCCTTCTCGTAGGCCTGCTCCTGCGTGTTCATCGTCCAGATGACGCGGTAGCCGTCGAGGTACTCCATGCAGGCAATCGCGAAGGCCGAGATGATCGTCGTCTTCAGCCCGTCCCGGTGACACAGGAGCGCGAGGTCGCCGTTGACGTCGGCCTCGCCGGCGAGGTGTCGGAGCCACTCGGAGTGATGCCCGCCGAGTGGGGCCCAGTCGTCGTACTCCGCGTCCATGTAGCCCTGCGTGAGCTTGTTCGCGAAGTCCAACCAGCACCCATGCTCGAACGGGTTGTAAGCAGCGCGGATCTCTGCCCGGGAGAGGTCGACCTCGGTCGTGCTGGCGTCGGCAGTACTACTCATCGTCGAGCGTCGCCTCCCTGATCGTCGCCGCAGCTTCCTCGTCGAGCGAGACGGTCGTGTCCAACTCGCCGTCGACGTTCATGTTGATGTCCGTCGTGTAGACGCCGAGGACGTCCGCCTTCTCGTGCAGGTGAGCGGCCATCTCCTTGCGTGCCATCGCTCGCTTCTTCGGGTCGGGTTCGTCGCGCTGGAGGCCGGCCATCGCCTTGCGGTACTCTGGGAGTCGGCCTCGTTCGGCCCCGACGGGATACTCGTCGCCGGGCTCAATGTAGCGGACGTCGTCGGTGAACTCGATGATGATGTCCCGCTCGCTTGCCCACTCGGGCCGGCGGTCGTCACCAGGCGGGACGCGCTCCCAGTCAGAGACACGCAGCTCGCCGTCGCCAGTGTGGCGGTCCTGTTTCGGGACCATCGCGAGGACCGGCTCGTCCTCAACGGCGAGTTCGAGGTCCTCGCGAGCTTCCTGGTATAGTCGTTCGAAGCGGTCGGCCGCCTGCAGACGGATGTCCGCGTGGCGCTTCTCGATCGCCTCGATGACCTCTTCCTTCGGCTTCTCGTTGAGGTAGTCCCGGATGGTCGACCGGGTGTACGAGCCGATGCCCTCCTCTTCGAAGCGGTCCCGAATCTCTGCGACGCTGAGATTGTCGAGATACTTCCACTTCAGGGCGATCTGTACCCGGCGGTCTCGTGAACTCATGATGGAAATCTGTCGTGCAGTGTCGGCAGCAGTATTATAGTTTAAAAGGGGCAGTCAGGTGGCGGTTCGAAGGCATGTCGTGACGCGATACGTGTGTCAGGATCACGACTGGTCGTCGTCATCGCCACCCTGGACGTCCTGGGCTTCCTCGAGGGCAGCCCCGAACGTGCGCTTGCCGAAGACGGCGTAGCCGGCGGCGATGACGATGGCCAGCGCGACGACGTCCCAGAGCGTGCTCAGGGGCTGGCCGGACAGCTGTCCGTAGGCCCAGAGGCCGAACGTCACAAGCAGAACGACCGTCCCGACGAACGCACGAAGCGCTCGGTACGGTCGTTGGGGACGCTGCATCAGTCGTCGCCCTGTTCGTTGTCGAGACGCCGGGCCGCCTCGACGACGGCCTCGACGTCGACGTCTTCTGCGCCGGCAAGATAGCTCTCGACGAACTCGGCCCCGACGACAGCGACACCTGCGACGATGAGTGCCAGCTCCGGTTTTACAGAGGTTGTGACCAGCGCGATGATACACAGCGCGACGACGAGTAGCTCGCTTAGAGCCTTGACGAGTCTGTACATTGGGAGGCTTAGCCCCCAGCGCCGGGTGATGGCGTGGGCGAGGAGGAGTTCGTGAAACTGTTCTTTCCGTCGGATTCGAGACAGCAGTGAGGGTTGTGGCGTGGACATGGTGTCATGCACAACGAGGGCCCGGCTGGGGAGTCGAACCCCGCGCTCGTAAAGTGGTGTTGGGGGGACGAGCGCACCGGATCCGGACTGGGCGGCCGACGTCAGGGACAAGCTGAGGCCGACCGGTTAACGTACGGTGCGGACCCTCGCTGCCAGTCGGTGGATGGGGGAAATGGGGGTAGAGAACACGTGGCAGGTCATCGGGGCCGACGCCCGGCCCGAACGGCCCGCTCGGTTGCCGTCCGGAACGTCACGAAATCGTCGCCGGCGTAATCAGGATCCCGCTTGAGGTCGCCGACCTCGACGATCAGCGCCAGCGGGTCGTGTGAACAGCCGAACTCGGTCAGCGTCGCGATGATGCCGACCGCCGCCTCCAGGGCCTCGCTACGCGACCGCGTCGACGGCGATCGGTGCGAGTCGATGGCGCCACAGAACGAGCAGGCCGAGCCCGAGTCAAGGTCGTCGCCCGGTGGGTTCGCGTGCTCAGTCCGATCGGCGAGTTGCGCCTGTTCATGGTACTCGCGGTCTGAGGTGTTCCACCGGGGCTCGCCTTCAGGCAGGTCGTAGTCGACGAAGCTCAGGATATCGCCCCACCGACGGCCCGACAAATGGTCGAAGTTGTGTCGGGCCCGAATGCGCCGGTAACATTGTTGGCAGCAGAGCTCGGGATCGGCGACCAGTGTTTCGAAGACATCGCCCGGCTGCTCGGGAACGTCGACATCGTCGGTCGCGATGCTCGCGGTGGGTGAAAACTGGATAGACATGGCTGGTGGGGTCACCGCCGGTGTAGAGCGGCTGGGAGCAGTCGCTACTATATCACTTCCGGGAGGGGTTATACGTCCGCATAGTCACGGTTTTCATGACTACCTGTCTGAGGTCGTCGGTATCGCGGGCCCTGAGTATAAAGTCGCATTTTTCGAGAGTTTCGGCAGCGTCGTCGAGAGTGCTCTCGCAGAGCTGTGTCTCCTCCTGTAGCTCCTTGCGAGACAGCGGCCCCTCCTCGTCGAGAACACGGTAGACGTACTTGGCACTGGGCGGGAGGTCATCGAACCGTCCCGACTCAGGGCCAGTCAC